TGCAAGCAATCCAACAGTCTTGTGATTGTTGAACAGAACATAATGTAGAATGACTGCTACTGCTGTTGTCGTTTTACCTGCCTGACGACTTGTGACGACGGTAACACGACGATTCTTTGTAATCTTTTCGATAATTTCTTTTTGATAGTCATAAAGCTCGATCGGTATGAGTCCATGGTCAACATGGACGATGTTGATGTACTTTTCTGAAAAATAAGTTGGATCCTTGGCACATTTGAGGAATTCTCTTACTTTATCCTCGTCCCAATCAACTGCAACACCCTTGCGTTTTAAGTTTAGATTACCAAGATAACCCTTATCAATTAGATTCACAATTTCACTTTGCCTTCTTTAATTAAGCGTTCACGATTTTTCATATGTAATTCTTGCACATCTTCTTTACTGCCACCAAAGTATGGCACACAGTAACCTTCGTCAATCATGATCTTTGTTACAGTAGAGTCGCCGCAAACAAAGTCGCCAAGAATACGACCAAATTTGCCTTTAGCATCTTCTCCATTCTTCGATATCTGAGTCTGAAGGATTGCGGTTTTACCAAGAAGTTCTTTGAGTTTCGCTTTTGCAGCCAACCCAAATACCTTCTCCACTTTGTCTGATGTTCTGGACTCAGGTGTGTCAATTCCCATAATGCGTACACGCTCATTCCTAAGCCATACACCGAAACCAAGATCAATGTCAACATCTACCGTATCTCCATCCACTACTCTTAAAACAGTTACTCTATATTCATACATCTCCGTCATCCTTGATCATCTTGAGCAAGTCCGCAGTTGATCCAACAAATAGATTGTTGTTTACAGTGCCACCCTTGCCTGTTTCTTTTTCTTCTTCTTCTTTTTTCAGGTCTTTAACTTGCTTTTGAATCGCAAGCAGGTCTTTATTTGCATCAACTAGCGTCTTGGTCAATTGACCAACGACTTCAAATGCTCTTGGATGTTCGCTTGCCTTTGCAAGTTCAAGCAGGGAATCAAGAGCATACGATCCCTTCTCAATCACCTGATACAAATTGCTTCGGGCATATTCGTAATCAGTTTGAATATCTTTGCTTTGGTCTTTTGATTTAGGAACTACGATCGGTGCTTTTGGATCATCTATAATCAAGTCACCTTCAATTCCCAAAATCTCATTCATATTGTCAGTCAAATTTTTCATAGGATATGGTTGTGTCTATTTACACCATCAAAATAATCATAAGAATCAAATGCATAATCCCAATTGCTGTTTGCGTCAATTGTTGTATAAGAAACGCTTGCTGCTGAATTAGAAGTTGGCGATCCATTAGCATATTGACCTGGAGTCAATACGATTCTCTTCTGTGGTCCTTCAGATGTTCCAATCGAAACATTAGATTGATTTGCGGTGATGTCAACAATTGTTCTCTTAATAACACCCTTGTTGCTCACTGGACCAAATACATAACCTTTCACTGTAAAGTTGAAGGTGTAGATGATCGCACGACGAGTAAAGAAATCGCTTTCATAAGTGTCTTCAATACTCATGTCATTGAGAACTGTCGGAATATCGTAATAATCTCCAATTTCTGGAACCAGCTTCAGACTTTGAGTCCACTCTGGTCTAAAGAATGGTAAAATCTGTTCTACAACTTGCATCGCATCTTCATTGTTCGCAAAGAATGCGTATAACGAGATATTGAAATTATAAGGAATTGGTGTGAACTGTTTTTGCAAGTACGCAGAGGATGTGCCAATGTTTGAGTTGATGTGCATCTTATTCAGCGCACGAGTTGGGTCATATGACATATTTGTCAACTCGAATCCAAATCTTGGAAGCTGAATTGCAACTTGCTTATCAATTCCTGGATCACCTTCTATTCTTTCTAACCACTTTTCTTTTGGACCATAGGCAATTGGAACACCAATCGTTTGTACTGCATTACCGTTGCTGTCATAGCGGACAACACGAACATCGTTGAACATTCGTCCAAACATAATGATGTATTTGCGAATAACACCGTTGTAGAAGTATTGCCAAGCCATTAGATTTCACCAAAAGGATTTGACTCAGACCAGTCAACAAAGTTGAGAGAACTTCCTTGCTGTGTCTGTGTTGTAAAGAATTCGTTGTTTGCCAAAGAGTCAGTGTCTTCGATACGATATCCATCGTTCATCGCAGTGTCGCCATTTTCAAAGGCGAGCACGGAACCATCTTCCATGAGAAGCTGGTAGAATGACATATCGCCAGAGTATGCAGTTTCAATTGCGTCAATGGCAGCGATATCCGTATTGAGTTGTTCGTGGCTGTATTCCCACAATTCAAGAGTAAGATCATAAGTCTGAAGCGAACCCATCTGGTAGAACACTGCTTCATGTTCTACAAACTTGACTTCAAAGATCTTGTTGTTCAATGGGAAGAAAATCAGATCGCCTTCAGCTGGTCGACCAATTTCTTCAGTGGTCAATGCATCAGCAATCTCTTCATGGAAACGAGTCTGAGAAACGGTAAGCACCATCTCATCTCTGATCTCAAGACCAAACTTAGAAAGGAAGTCGCCATCACCACTAAATCCATCAACAGACTTAATGTACATTTCAATTGCGTATGCATCTTCGAACTTAGACAGAACATCTTCACCAAACAAATTGTCTTTGGCAACCAGAGTTCTTGGCATGTAAAATACTTCAATGCCGTAGATCTTGATGGATTCAATGATGAGACTCTCGATGAGTCTTTGCTCCATCGAGTTCTCAAAATTGTTAAAGTAAAAGTTCGTTGTAGGCATGACGAATTATCCAATCATATCGTAAGTCGGAAGTGAGTATGTGTTTATCATCTCTTCTTCCAATCGCTTGATCTCCTCTTCTGCCTCGTTGTAAATTTGTTCACCATTAAAGGTTACACCACCTGGAAGTTGCATACCACTAAACTTTTTCAGGTTTGTTCCCCACTGACGCTTGATCAACTGAGTTGCATACTTGCGCAACCAACGATCTGCCCAAACATCACCATAGGTGTCTGGGTCTGCAGTTCTGTAGCACTTGATAATAATATACTCGCCAGCAGTTACACGGAAAGACCAATCCATGTCAATGTACAAACGGTCAAGGTGGCGATTGTAACGGAATGGCTGCTTGCCAACAAACAGTTCTTGCATCAGAGCAATACGCTCCATGCTCATGGTGTAGTTGGCAAATGTGCTGTGTGCCCAGTCGTAAATTTCGTTCAGTGTAATCTGATAGCGAAGGTTGAACAGATTGTTGGTGTTAAGACCAGCACCGATTGGAAAGATGTCCACAACACCGATAATTGATTCTGGAAGAGTGATGTATTCGTTTGTAATATCAGATGCAGTGATCTGATACTTGTAATAATCTTCATATGTCCCATCGTAATGGAAGTCACGATAATACTCAAGAGCATCATTGATGCGATCATCTACTTGATCGTCATCTACATTGATTTCGATTACTGGATGACCGAGTTCACGGAGGCAGTAGTTTTTAAACTCTGTGCGTGTTGTTGGAGATGCCATAAAAATAGTCCCAGAAGTTAGTTGTTCTGGGACTATTTATAATGGTTTAAGACTTGCCGAGATAGAATGCGCCAGCAGCAAGGATCGATGTCTTCAGCCACTCGAAGTGTACGAGAGCATTTTCGAAGCGCAGATACTCAGTTACAGTCTTTTGCGTGTCAACGATACCGAACAGATAAGATCCACCAACTTCAGTTGTTACAGGAACAACAATATCAAGACCAGTAAGACCACCAACCATTGCCCAAGCACCAAGTGCTACCATAGACAATACAAAGATTCTTCTTGTTAGTTTAGCAAACGGATCGTTTCCGACTCTATTCGCCGCTGCGTCTGCCGACTTGGATGCTGACTCTCTGTCTGCGTTCTGGATGTCCGCTTTCTGCTGACGATCCGCCATCATCATTTCCATCTGCTTCTGCTTGTTCTTTTGAGCGTTGTCCATAAATTTGAACAAGCCACCCATAAGTGCGCCGCCACCCATGGTAAT